TGCTACATTGTATTCAGATACTGTTAAAGAAGTCTCATCACTTGTCATACTACTTGCACTGGTAACATCAGCAGCAATTTCACTACCTTGAGTGTAAGCACTAAGTGCTGGTACACCAATGTGTGGTAGATGAATCTTATCTCCTTGATTTGCCACTTCAGGCGACAAGTCAATTCCGACATTTTTCATCATTATTTTTTGTTGAAAGGCTTCGAGTATAGCCTGTCCCCAAACTTCAGGGATAAACTGGTCAGCAATATTTGGAGTTACTGCACCAGTACCACCTGAGTGAACATTTACATCAAATGGATCTGTAAAAGCCATTAGATTTTCTCCTTAATTTATCGTTTAAAATTATCGAGAATAGTATTCCAATTTGCCCTTCGTTCTTCTTTTGAGATGTCTTTAAAGTTAATATCTTTTCTAGAAACAGTGCCAATATTATCTTTTGGGTTATCCTTAACCGTTGACAATTCTTCTACAACATCTATCAAAGCATCTGTTGGTAAATTAGAAAACTTCTCTCTTTTAGTTTCAGACAGTTTTGACAAAGCATCTTGCCTTAGTTTTGCATCCTGTGCCTCAAATTTAGATTTAATAGCTTGTAGCTCTTTATTTTCTTCTGATAGCACTGAATTTAATTCTGACAATTTACCTTGTTCTTCTAATTCTGCCTTTTTATGTTCCTCTACTTGAGATTCAATTTCTGACAAACGAGTTTCTAACTCCTTTTTTTGAGAAATAACCTCATTTAATCTTGACCGAGGAATATAATCTTGTACATTCGTATCGACTTTTGTGACGCTTTCCTGTTTTACATCTGGATCGATGGTTTTTTCTTCTGACATTTTTACCTCTTCAGTGAGTTATTAAATTTGCAAGAATTACATCTTGCATTAAGATATGGTATAATGTAAGTTATGAAAGGATTCTAATGCAAGAAAAAAATTACGAATTTAAGAAAAAATGGTTTGATTACCTAAACTATGAGCCACATAGTGGTCAATTAGCACTTCATTATCCAGAAAAAAAAGATGCTAGATTTCATGTAATTGTATGTGGAAGAAGATTTGGCAAAACTTGGGCAAGTGCAATGGAGGCTACCTATGTTGCATCACAACCCGATAAGCGTATTTGGGTTGTTGGTATGTCCTATAAAAAAGCTAGGTTAATATTTAGAGAAATATGGCAAAGAATGGTTGTGGGACATGCAGAAGATATTGATAAAGCATCTGAAAAAGATATGTACATCCGCTTTAAATGGGGAACTACTGTTGAAGGGATGTCAGCAGATAACGCTGATTCATTAGTGGGGGAAGGTCTTGACCTACTTGTAATTGATGAGGTAGCCAAGATGAATAAAAAGATATGGGATATGTATTTATCTCCAACAGTTGCTGGTAGAAAAGGAAAAGTTATTTTTATTACAACTCCAGAAGGAAGAAATTGGATATATGATTTGTATAAATTAGGCAAAATTGATGATGAATGGAATAGTTACACCTCACCATCTTGGAAAAATCAACATGAATTTCCATTGGGACTAGAAGATCCCGCTATTGTAGAAAGAAAAAGAAATATGTCCAAAGAACTTTTTGGTCAAGAGTTTGGAGCTGAGTTTTCTGTATTTGAGGGAAAGGTTTGGGATTTTAATCGTGACCTAGATGTTGGTGACTTTCCCTATGATCCCAATTTGCCAACATTTTGCAGTATAGATTTTGGTTTTAGACAACCTGCTGTCTTATTCATACAAGTACAACATGATGGTAGAGATGAGCATATTAGGATATTTGACACTATATTGCATAAGCAAAATATTAAAACTGAAGATTTAATTAAGATGATAAAAGTTAAGGGGTATCCAATTTTATCATTTTATGGAGATCCTGCGGGAGCGAATGTTCAGGGACAGTCAGGGGCTGGAGATATGGAAATATTTAGAAAAAGTGGAATGAATATTTTATACACACGAGATAGAATGAGTCGTAACATTGTTAATAGCATTTCATATACTAGAGGATTTTTTGAGAGTGCTGACGGCACAAGAAGAGTTCACATCCACCATAAATGTAAAGAAATGATAGAAGATTTTGAAGAATATAGATACCCAGAGTCAACTGACAACAAACCAATAAGAGAAGAACCCCTAAAAGATGGCTTCCACGATCATGGAAATGACGCTTTTAGATATTTTATAATTAATAGATTTCCAATGAGAAACCAAGAAATGAAGAGGATTCAAAGATGATTAAAACTGTACTAAAGGATAAATTATTAGAGACAAAGTTATTAATGTCTCACCAAAGAAGAAAGGAAATTAGAAAATATCTAGATTATTACTCTGGTATTTCTACTGAGCAATATATTAAAAATTACTTTGAAGGTAGTGCTTTTTCTGAGATTCCCCCTAGTTTAACAAACTTTACTAGAAAATTTATTAATAAAATAAGTAGAATCTATAGTTTGGGGGCGAAGAGAAATTCTGGCAATACAAGTTCTGTATATCAATCATTAATACCCACTAAAGATGTGCGAATGAAACACTCAGAGAGAATGACAAGGCTTTTAGGTACTATTGCCAATAGAGTGCATTGGCGAGGAAAGCATTTTGATTACAGACCAATATATTACTTTGAGGCATATTTTGATGATAATCCCTTTGAGCCTAACTCTATTATCTATCCATTATTAAATAATTCTTCTGATTTATCTAATACAGAAATGTTACAATGGGAGTATTGGGATAAAGAAATATATGCCATTGTTAATGAAGAAGGGCAAATCATTAGTCAAGAAGATAATCCTTATGGTGTATTACCTTTTGTATTTACACATAGAGAAGATCAAATTGACTCATTTTTTGTTGAAGGGGCTTCTGATGTAGTGAATTGTAATGAGCAAGTCAATATTGCCCTTACTGAAATGAATTTAGGAATGAGATTTAATATGTTTGGACAACCTTGGGTTACAGGATTAAGGGCAGACCAAAGTATGCTAAGAGCTGGTTCTAACACCATATTAGATATGGGAGAAGATGGAGCTTATAACATTACAAGTCCAAATGGCAATGTAATGGAGGCAATTCAAAATATAAAATTCCAAATGGAACTTGTGGCTACTAATAATCACTTATGGATACAGTGGGCAGAATCTGGTGGTGAAGTTCCTAGTGGTATATCACTAATGATTAAAGATATGGAAAGAAAAGAAGATTATTATGATGATATAGCTTTATGGAGAATGTATGAAGAAAATTTTTATAATGTTGAAAAAGCTATAGCGGAATATAATGGTATTTCTTTAGCAGATGAATTTGGTGTAGATTTTGAAGAAGTTGAGTATCCAAAAACAGTTCAAGACCAAATCCTTAAAGATGAATTTGATATTCAAAATAACCTTGTCACAAGAGCTAAGATTATGGTGCGTGACAATAAAGATTTAACTATAGAACAAGCACAAAAAATTATAGATGAAAACGAGAGTGTAAATGAGCAAAGAAACCAACAGTCAATTTTTACTCAATTCCGTCAGGGAACTGGACAAGATCAATGATATTGAATTTGATTTAAAAGGTGAATTAGAAGAAATAATAAAGAATCCAGTTAAGTGGGCTGAAGAACAAGCTGAGAGAGGAATATTAGAAAATATCAATAAATACCTTGAGGCAAAAAAACTAGGGGAGGAATTTTGGGATGGAATTAAAAATAAAGACGAACTTTGATTTTGGTAAACTCGCAAGTAAAATGCCTAAAATTATAAGTGAGTATATTACTGGTTATGCAAAAGATACTGAACAGGGAACAAAGAGCAATCTTGACAATTCAGTAAAAAATGATGGAAAAGCACTTAGGTCTTTTACATCTGAGAAAGAGAATCGTAAACCACTAATTAAAACAGGCAAACTATACAACAGTATTCAGGCAGAAAAAGATGGTTTATCTATATTAGAATATGGCTACAAACACCATACTGGTAAATGGGGACATCTCAGGTCAGAAACAGA